CCGGGGAGGTCATGTCAACGACTCGTAGATGGCCGAGAACCCGACGGTGTCCCCGGCGGCCAGAGCGGCGGTGAACGACGAGATCCCCAGAGGTCCCGCCATGGCATTCGCCATCCCGGCGATGGTGGACGACGTTTCGACAAAACCGACCCCGGTGTAGTTGCTGGCAGCCGATGTGTCGGAGATCCAGAACGTCCCGGTGACGAAGTTGGCGAGCGACGGGACGACCGGCAGGGTGCTGGTCACCTTCTGGCCCGCCGTCCCGGCGCCGGTCACGGCTAACACGGCGTTGGTCACTATCAGCCGGCCGACCCGGGCGTATTTGGCGTAGGTCACGGTTTTGGTGACCGTCACCCCTTGCGTCAGGGTCGGTGTCCAGCCGGTCCAGGCGACGTCAGGAGGCCCGAGAGGGAAGGCGCCGAGGAGGGCGTCACGGAGCTCGGCGTTGAGCTGGGCGGCGGTGAGGACGTCGCCGGCCACCCAGGTTTTCGGCGTGGCGGGGTAGGCCATCGGAGCTCCTTAGTAGGCGAGGCGGCCGGTGTCGAGCTTCCCGGACACGGCATTGTCGAGAATGAGGGCGGTGAACTTCGTGGCGTCCTGGAACACGAACGTGGTCTGCCAGGTGGCGGTGCCGATGTCGTGGCTGATCCCCCGGATAAACACGTCCCGGGTGATGCGGGCCCCCCCGCCGGGTGGGGTGAACTTGACGGTGACCCGGTCGCCGAGCTTGCGGCCGAGGACCTGAGGCCACAGGTTCGCCGGGTCGCCGAGCGGGTTGACGGTGATCTGGTCGATCCGCACCTCGTAGTCCTTCAGCAGCGACAGGACGTAGGCGGCGTAGTCGGCCACCTCGGTGTCGGTCTGGTGGAGCAGGTCGGAGCGGCCCCAGGTGCGGGTCCGGTACTCCAGGCGGGACGTGGCATCCGAAGCGGTCTGGAGGGTGCCGCCGACCCGGGAGAGGCGGATCAGGTTCTTGGTCTGCTGGAGGTCGGCGCCGATGACGATGTCGGTGAACCCGAGCTCGCCCCCGCCGGCGTCGCCGAAGGTGGCCTGCGGGGTGGCCGAGCGGGTGTCGGTGATGATCCCCCACCGGTTGCGGAACACGAGCTTGCCGTCGACGTCGAAGTACACCTCGCCGATTTCGGTGTCGGCGTTGAGGCAGATCTCGGCCCAGGCGTTGGCTGACAGGTCGGTGCCCTGCACGGTGGTCTTGCCGGTGGCGATGTTGCGTTCCTCGGTGGGCCAGCCGATGTTGTCGAGAACCCGGTTGATGCGGGCGCCGGTGTCCTCGCCGGTGCCGACGATCCCCCCGGCGACGCCGTCGTAGTCGGAGACGACCCCGGTCCCGTCGGTACAACGGAACGTGGTCTGCGCCCAGTTCTTCCTGTACCGCAGGATGGGTTCTTCGATGAAGCCACGGAACACGTCGTAGGTGACCCCGGCGTAGGTGACCCGCAGCCGTGCGCCTCGGCCTGCTTTGACCTGGGAGACACCGGCGACGACGTAAGGGCCCGCCAGGTTCGTCGGGTCGAAGCGGCGGTCCTCGTTGGCGAGGTCGAGAGTCATGGTCCCTGCCTCGGCCCGCCCGTACACGCCGTCGAAGCGGGAGGTGCCCCGGGCGACGGCCCCGCCCCGGAACCAGTTGGTGAGCGGCGTGAAATAGTCCGGGGTGGCGAGCTTGGCGGTGTTGAGCTTCCCCCGGCTCGGGTCGTCGAGGACGAGGTAGCCGACGTCGCCGGCGGCGGCCGAGAAGGCGACCTCAGGGGTGATCGTCACGCCGGTGGTCATGCGGTGGGCCCCTTGTCGGGCGGGCCCGGGAGGAGCTCGGCGACGGCGGCGACGACGTCGACCAGGGCGTCAAGGACGAGGCGGGCGTTGATGTGCGGGTCGTGGACGGCGTTGCGGAGCCACTCGAGCTGGTCGGCGAGGTCTCGGCGGGCGGCGGGCCGGTTGCCGTACATGTCAGGCCCGGGCGAACCGGGGGCCGTTGCGGGCCTCGAAGGCGTCGATCGCCCGGACCACGGACTGGGCGGCCGTCACCGGGTCCAGGGCGTTGACGACGATCGAGTACATGCGGCCCCCGCCGGCGCCGGCGGGGGTGACGGTCTCCCCGGCCATGGCGAGGATCGGCACCTCGGCGCCGGGGGGCCCGGGGACGATGCCGCCGGTGTGGAACTTCGGCATCTCGGGGAAGTGCCAGCCTTTGCCGCCGACGCCGGGCACCCACGACGGGATCTCGAACCCGACCGCACCGAGGGTGTGGTTCCACAGGTCAGCCACCAGGTTGAACGCCGTCTTGTAGGGCCACAGGATGGCGTCCTTGATGGCGTTGCCGAGGGCCCAGAGCTTGTCGGGGATCCCCTTGATGAAATCCCAGACGGCGACGGCGGCGTCCTTCACGGCGTCGAAGGCGCCTTTGACAATGTTGCGGAACGTTTCGGAGTGCTGATAGGCGAGGATCAGGGCGGCGACCAGCCCGGCGATCGCCAGGCCGATGAGGAACACCGGGTTGGCTTCCATCACCAGGTTGAAAGCGGCTTGGATACCGGTCCAGATCTTCGTTGCCATCGAGGTGAGGCCGAGGCTGGTGGCGAGCTGGCCGAGCTTGGCGATCCCGGACGAGAACATGCCCTGGACGACCTCGAAGCCTCCGGAGAGGTCACCGAAGGCCCGCATCATCCCGGTGGCCCCCTCGGTCGGGAGCCCGAAGGCGCCGCCGAGGCCGTCGAGGAGGTCGGCGGCGCCCATGAACTTCGACTCGCTGTTCCCGGCGGCCTCCCCGGCCCGGTCGAGTCCCCCGCCGAACGAGCGGGATTTCGCTTCGGCCTTGTCGAAGTCGCCGGCCATCGACGTCGCTTTGGCGCCGACGTTGGACAGCGACTTCTCCAGCGACGTGGAGTCGCCGGCGAAGGTGAGGGTGACCGTGTTGCCGCTAGGCATCGTGGACCGTCAGGCCGGAGTCCCGGGCCAGGTCGGTGAGCCCGGCGGTCAACGCCTTGTAGATCGAGTCCCGGTTGGCGGTGAACGTCGGGTACATGTACCGGCCGCTCTTGACGAAGGGGCGGTGGTTGGACTTGTTGCGGCCGATCCGCCCCCCGAAATCGAGCCAGCCGTAATAGGAGACCTTCTTCGATCCGCCGATGACCCGGGCTTCCCGCTGGGAGGACTGGGCCCGCAACGAGGATGAGGCCCGGCCGGTCTTGACCGGGACCCGCCGGGCGGCGCCTTTGGCGACCGTTTCCGACACGCTGTTGAGGACCACCCGGAGCTGCTTCTGGGATTCGCCGTCGAGCTCTTTCAGGGCCCGCTGGAATTCCCGCAGGCCGGTGACCTTGATCGGCTCGACGGCGCTCACCGGCGGGCCCGCATGGCGTCGACGTCCCGCTGGTGCTGTCGTTGCACCGCCCGCCAGGTCATGAAGGCCCGCCAGCGGACGTACTGGTCATGGGGCATCTGGTCGACCTTGTCGAGATCGCCGTGGAGCTCGAGGGCCAGGGTGTAGTCGAACGGGTCATCCTCCCCCAGGGCTATCGCCCGTTCCGCTGCTTTTCTGGGCTCCCTCACCGAGCCGGGAAATCCGGCTGATGTGACCCATGAGCTCCTCGACGGCCCACCCGGGGGTGGCGGCGTACCACTCCCGCACCTCGGCGGGCGGGGTGTCGGTGGCGGCGGCGATCACGGCGATTTCGAGCTCGTCCTTGCCGGCGTCGCTCTCGGTCATCTTCTGGAAGCGGGCCGCTTCGGCCCGGGTGATGACCCGCACGTCGAAGATGGCGCCGCCGATGTCGATCGTTTCGTGGTCGGTGTGGACCTTGGGGAGGCTCATCACGGCCACGTCGTCTGGGTGACGGCGCCGGTGATCTTGAAATCGGCGGTGAACGTGACGACCCCGCCGACGGGGGCCGACACCTTGTAGCCGGTCATGAAACACTCGCCGGTCTTTTTGATCTTCCCCGAGGTCGACCCGGCCGGGCCGAACTCGAACGTCGAGGAGGTCTCCAAACCGATGAGGCCGTTGAGGATCGGGTCGGCGCCGGTGGTGGCGGTGTCGTCCCACTTCCCGGAGATCGACAGGTCATGTTCGGCCTGGCCGGACACGAACGTCTTGTCCTCGACGTTGGCCGTGGTGGTCTCGCCCATGTCGACCGAGTTGTTGAGCTCGACCGAGTCGACGTAGGCGGTCAGGGTCTGGAGCGTCCCGGCCGCATTGTCGAGCTTAAAAGCGAGCCCTTTGCCGTGGTAGAAGGCCATGGCCTATGCCTCCTCTGCCGGGGTGACCATGCCGTCCCGGACGAGGAGGGCGGCGGCGTCAGGGTCGAGGTCGACGAGCTCGCCGGCCACGCCGATCGTCCCCTGGCCGCCGACCTCGGCGGGCGGCAGGGCACAGTCCCGAAGGACCCGGTACCGGGCCGTCCCCGGCGTCTTCTTGGTTGCCATCAGTCGAACACCTCCACGTCGAAGGATGCGCCGAGATAGTCGACCTGGCCGATGGTGACCACGTCGATGCGGGCCTCGGTAACTCGCACGGTGTGGGCGACGGCGCCCAGGTCGCCGGTGCCTCCCTCGATGGCCGTCTTGACCGACGAGGCGCCTGTTCCCGACACGTACTGGGCGATCTGATCTCTTGCGGCCCGGTCGGATACCCGGCCGACGAGGACCATGACCGGGATAACCACCCGGTCGGCGCCCCGGCCCCCCACCACGTCGTACTCGACTATCTCCGGGAGCGATACGACGGCCGCCGGCGGCGAGGCGGCGTCGGCGGCGTAGTCGTACACACGCAGGCCGGTGACGCCTACGAGGCGGGCGCCGATGGCGTCCATCACGGCGTTGAGGTCGAGAGCCAATCACGCCACCCACCAGTTGCGCCGGTAGGGACGGAGCAGGTTCTGGGCGTCCCGGTCGAC